AACTGCAACAACTATAAAGATTGCTTAGTAATCTATGATTACAAAAGCAATTAAAAATTACTTAGCAATCTATGATATAATGACGTTGCTTACTGATTCAGCCTTTTGGATTTCAATCTGTATAAGCGTGGTAGGCGCTTACAAGTTTACGGTTACCTATTGTTTGAAGTCTAAGTGCTCGGACTTTAATATTTGTTGGGGATTTTTAAATATAAAACGTGATGTGAAAAGTGAAGTGGAAATTGAACGAGTTGAAATTGAGCATGGAGTTCACGATGGTAATGAGGTTAGGTCTAGTGTAGTATCACGGTCTAATGAAAAAGTTGAAGAAAAAGATGGTTAATAACCATCGTAAAGACTAAAGACTAAAAAATAGTAAATTAAATAATATTTAAAAAATATTATTTAATTTTAAGCTGGTGGAGGTCCATGTTGAGATGTATAACTTTTAGCAAGTTCGGCATTTAGTAATTCTTTTAGATTTGATGTTTTAGCTTTTTCTATCAAAGCTTTTACCCGTAAATAATCTTCTTTATGTCGATCCATATCCTTCTCTTTATTTTTGGCTTTTGCTCTGTTATATAATTGACGGATCATGGTCTGTTCTGCAATAAGCTTGTCAACATCAAAATCATTACTATGAACATTATGAACATGCTTTCGCAAGTTTGATCTATCGGTTGTATTATAATCGCAAACAGGGCATGTCATCGTATATAATTCCTTTGGTTGAGGTGCTTCATCATTGCGATGGATATGCTTCTTAGTTAGCAAATGTCTTTTCATGTCGGAAGCATGAAAAGCATAAAACCCGCAATCCTCACACATCGTCTGATGAGCTTCTTTTACAGGTTTTACTTTTTTTACTATACCATTAAGCATGTTTGTATGCTTCTTTGATTTCTCATGCGTTTTCAATGCATGATTATCTTTTCCGTGAAACTCGCAACGGTCACATGTAAATTTGGCTTTGTATTCAGTCATTAATAATAATGTTTTTTTGTCTTTAAGCCCCTTATTTTAAGTATAAAATGTTAAGGGTATATTTAAGGGATATTATACCCCTTGTTATAGTCAATAGTCTCTTATTTTCAAGTACTAGGGCTAAAAGGATTGGTCTGGGATTTTGAAACCTCCTATACCAAGGTTAAAAAGCCATCTACTTGGCCTTTTACCCCTACTTTGACTTTTACATTTTTTATTTATTACTTATTATCTCTCTTTTTTTACTTTAAATTTAAATAAATAAATAATATAATAAGGTATAAGTTATTCATTAGTATGTGTTTCAGATGGTAAATCTAATCAAAATTGAACAAATGATGCTTTCCATATTAAACGAAAATTAAGATGAATATTAAGAGCAATAAGGGCTGAGCCCCTAATAGGCTTGATTACTTCAAATTTTACATTTTAAAAATAAGGGTATACATACTATCAATGTATAAAGATGTATAAGCATAAATATTATAATGGTAAAACACGATATCGATAGCGATAGTAGCAGTAGCGATAGCGAGACGGACGAACAATACAGCGATGATAATAGAACGTCTCATGATAGTATTATTAAACAACTGGAAGACATTAAGCATGCTCTTAAAATCCATCATGAGAAGCATGGTAGTAGCATCAAGATTGGAAAAGCGTTTCACGATGTAGGCCATGAAGTGATGAGTGGCATGGGGCTATTAAGTAAGTTGAAAAGGCTTGGTAAAATAGCTAAACCTATTGTAAAGCATCTTGGGCATTTGGCACTTGAAAAACTTAAAAAAACACCGGCCTTTCACGAAGGTAAGATTGATCCGGTTGCGCATGTTCGTAATAAATATGTTCAAGAGAACACAGTTGAAGAATTTAATAAAAGGGCGATCGCTCGCGAAAAAGAACTGAAGGCTATGCATGATGATTATGATAAAGTGATTGCATCGGGAAAACCTTACGATTATTTAAATGGTGGTAAAACATACAAAGAATTATATGGTGAAAAAGCATACAAAGAATTAATCAGTGGTAAATCACAGCACGGGGAAAAAGCACCGGTAAAATTATACAATGGTAAAACATTAGCGGAGTTAGATGCGGCAGAAGAGATTGGTTGGGGGTTAGTTCCTAAGCATAGAAGACAAGATACATCTGATAGTCCTATTAGAAGTTTAAAGTTTGGAGAAATGGAGATCAGTTCAGATCATCCATTACTTAACAAGCTATCAACATCCGATGTTGAAGACTTTACAAAACTATTTGAAATGTCAAAAGGTAAAAAGAAAATGGATAATAAAAAGTATGAAGCATTGAGAAAACTTATTATAAAAAAATTAAAAGATTCAGTCCAAACAGAATCAATAAAAAAGGTTGATGCACGCTTTACAAGAATGGTCAGGGGGTCTGATGCGGCTAAAGAATGGGCCGCTAAAATGAAAACTGCACGAGACATAAAACGCAAACATTAACAAGTTAAAGCATTATTATGTAATGTATATAATGAAAGCCTATATTTACAAGATAAGCATCCCTAACAATGACGAATTTTATATTGGTTCTACAACTTGTTTTTCAAGAAGAAAGTCTCAACATAAAAAATCAACAACTAATAAAGTTCATAAAAAATATTGGTGTAAACTTTACCAATTTATAAGAGATAATGGCGGATGGTGTAACGTCAAAATGGAAATCCTTTTTGAATTTGAATGCGCATACAAAGAAGAGTTACGAATACTTGAACAGATATACCTAGACGACCTACGACCTACCTTAAATAGTATTAGATGTAGCATGGTATAAAAAGACAATGGCTACATATATTACTTAATTGTCATACCAATTGTTCCTATGCTTCAACATAAGGAAAGCGCACAAGCTATCTGAGCCTACATAAAAAACATATCATCCACGTGATATTTTTTTATATACAAATTTATGAAAAGTAATCTTCGATAATTTGTATCTAAAAAAATAATAATTATATTAGTAATGTCAGACCAAACAACAGACCAACCTTATAAACCCGAATCGGAAACGCCGATGAATTGGCCGCGTGAACCTACGGTACAAGCGTCGGAGACACATACACACGATGACAAACCCTTCGATGAAAGCGGTAAATGGAAAGGTGAATTTACAGGACCAGTAGAACCATCTGAATATGAAAAGAAAATGTTGAAAGATTCTAAAAGTGTTGATGCATTGCTTGTAGAAGAACAACGATCAGTCGAGCTTCCAGATGTCGATGCAGAGTATGAACGTAAAAAGAAAGCCTACATTACAAAAGTGAAAGTAGTAGCACTTGATAAGTTCGGTAAACACCCGCTTAGCAATCCTACAACCTATTGTGCGCGAGATAAGAAACGTGTAATTGCTATTATGGAGGAGTTGTTATTACTACCGGAAGATGTACTTGATAAACAATTTAATGAAATTTGCACTGAAACAATTTTTGATTCAAAGGCAGATTATTCAAAATTTTCTGTAGAGCAAGTATAAAATAGATTAAATATAAAGAAATATAACGTATGATATTTATAATGAGCGGACAACCTTATAAATACCATACCGACGCCCAACGGTTCAGAGATGAATATATGGAGGCATTGAATTTAAGAGCTAGTATAGATGATATGAATCATCAAGCAGTTAAAACATTTGTAGCTACTGGACAACTACCAGCGGTATCGCAAATGAAAGACACCCGTACCACAACTGAGATTTTAGCAGATACTGAAAAACTAAAAATTAATCTGATCTCAGACCTTTCACCTATTGCAGATGCACAATTTGCACAACTGATTATTCAAACCATTGTTAAATCACCCCTTAACTACGACAATGGTTTATTAGTGTTCCTTTCACAACGCGTTGACGATATTGTTAAGAATCTTCAACAAATTTACAAATATAAAATTAAAGGCGATGCCAACGACGCAGAGCAGTTTGTAGCATTTATTAATAAAATGTATATGGATAAGAGCGCACTTGCTAAATCAACCAAAGGATTTATTAACCGTACTGGGAATTCAGGATCGTTTGGTAATTATACTTCTTCACTACCAACAATTCATACCGGATTACAAACTTTTAAATTATCATTATCATATATTATGAAAGATGTAATTTTAAAACTTTCAAATCGTGCACAACGCGCATTTCCACAAGATATAATAAATAAAGTTTATTCCTTAATTTTAGATGTATATAGAAAATGTATCGCATATGATACATTACTGCCTTCATCGGTAGATCGTATTCACGAACTTGAACAAATTGCATTAGGAATTAATTTTAGAAATGATAACGGAGTTCTTGATAATATTCAAACATATTTAACATTTATTAACGAGCGGTTACCTAACATGGATATTATGGATAATCTTATAACTAAAATGATCACTCATTCTATGTCAATTGATGAATTATATGATAGTTTAATTGTCGACGGTGAAATAAATCAAATTGCCAGATCAGGAATTAATTCATTATTAGAAAAAATTTATACCTTAGCTGAATCATTAGATGGAACATTACCAACACGCGATGAAATGAAAAAAATTCTAGAAATATATTATGCTATTGATGAAGGAGAAGTGTTTGAAGATGCTGAAGGTGGGCCAGGAGGTGGTCCCGGTGGAGGACCAGGCGGTGGTCCCGGCGGAGGACCAGGCGGTGGACCGGGAGGTGGACCGGGAGGTGGACCAGGTGGAGGACCAGGAGGTGGACCACCACCCCCTTATGATAGAACATTAGAAAATATAATGCATGAGATGGAACAACTAAGGCGAGAACTTGGAAGTATATCTTATAGAAGTAGACGCGCTGCCGAAATTCAAACGCGAATAAGAGAATTAGAAAATTTAGTAGAACGACTTCGTAATGGTCAACCTTTACAAATACCGTATGCACCGCGTGGTGGACAACCTAACATACCAATACAATCGATACATCCAGCTCATGTACCAGCAATTGCACAAGCGCCGAATCATTCAGGTCAATTAGTACATGTACCAAGTTTACATGATCAAATGGCACAACTATATAATGATATAACTACGGGTTTGGATTTTATTGACGGTAGCGTTAACGCAGGTACAATTGTAGTTGGTGATGATCAATATAATGAATGGTCGCGACTTACAGGTACTGCTATGGATAATTACGAGCATAGATTTAATCAACCATATGTACGAGGACGACCACCAGTAATTGGACATGGTATTGGTAGACGTATCAGAGGTAAAGGGTTGCAGGTTGATCACTCGATCGGCGTTAAACCCGCTATTAAGTTTGCACCTTTTGGAAAATATCTTTTAGATATGTCCAAGCTTAAGGATGATACAATTGCTATGAAAACAATATCTGGTACAAGCGTTGTAGGCCATCCATCGAAGAAGGTTAGTACGCAATTTTCTAAAATTGTAAAAGATATGATTGGAGGTAAAGTACCATCAGATGAGGATCTTTCGGGTTTGTCTACCCTTGAACGAGAGTATCTTCACAAAGTTTCTAAAAAAGCTAATATTGAAGATAAATTCGCCGTTGCTACACCATCCAAAGATCAGTATGAAAAAGACATCCATTCATTTGAAGTGATGCGGGGCGAGATTGTTGCTGGCAATGATAACCAAGAAATGATTAAAAAGTTCAAATTACTTATTATGAAACTTTCTCGTAGCGGATCATTACCTAAAAATGAAGTTTCAGAAATTCTATCTGAACTTGCTGAGCTAGGCTATTAACAAATTAAAACCTAAAGTTACTAATCCCTTATTATTTTACTTTTTCTCTTTTTAAAAAGTAGTTAGTATATTTTGAACTGTTCTATAAAAATTAAATCTTCAATTTATAGACTATATATTTTATTCTTACTACTTTTAAAAAAGAGTAAAAATAGAAATAAATAAGGGATTAAAACCTAAAGATTAAACCTCTTACATCTATATAAATGTCAACATCAGGAATATACGCAGTTCACCCCAAGGTGGATCAACCTCACAAGATCTTTCAACAGATGAGATCAGACCAAGAAATGCCAGCCTTTTTCTTTGGTGGATCTCAAGTACCTATACAATTAGGTATCCCTCGCGATGGTGTCCATCAATCGGAATATAAACAAACTATGAAAAAAGTAAAAGAAATGGGTATTAGTGGTAATGGAATTAAAACCCATTATGAACATACACAAAAAATTATAATGCCTAAGCATATGCCTAGAATCTAATATAAACAAACATTAAGATACTAATATATAACTATGTTCGTAATTGTACTCAACCAGAATAATATCGTCCAAGATGGACAAAATAATAAACTCGTGTATAGGTTCCCCAGCTCTATACACTTCGAAAAAAAGTTTATTGCTGTAACAAATATTTCAATGTTTTACTCATGGTTTAACATCACATCTTTGTTTAACAATAACACTTTTACATATACATTTACGGTAGGTGCTCTATCTACACCAATAACTGTCACAATTCCAGATGGACTATATGAGATCAGCGCGATCAATGATTTTTTCCAATGGACATGTATCCAACAAGGTACTTATTATATTACCTCCAGTGGTGATTATGCTTACCCAGCTGAGTTCCTAATTAACCCTACGCGATATGCTATTCAAATTAATACTTTCTATTTGTATACCGCTGCTACACTTCCTACCGGTTGGACCCTTCCAGCAAACTTTCCCGGATATCCTACAACCCGTCAAAATTGTATTATATCTCTTCCAGCAAATATTAATGTTATTATGGGATACCCAGCGGGATTTACATCAACAGCAAATGTAGGCGGTGGATATGTACCTCCTCCACCAACCGCTACAAGCAACTATGAAGCTATTGATACAACTACGAATACACTTTCGTATATTAGTAATACCGCGCCTCAAGTTCAACCTAACAACAATGTTTTATTTTCTATTTCTAACATTAATAATCCGTATGCTCAACCATCGAGTATTATCTATTCTTTGAATCCTAGCGTAGCTAGTGGGCAGCAAATCAATGTTACCCCACCTAACTATATGTGGAACAAGCTTATTGATGGTTACTATCCGGAAATACGTCTTACCTTGCTTGGAACTAATCTTCAACCATTGACTATTTTTGATCCAAATATGACTATTCTTCTTGCTATTAAAGATGAAGGCGAGTCAAGCGGAAAATAGTTATAAACGTTTAGTGACGTATATACATAATGAATAATTCTTTTGATGAACAATATATTAACCGTCTATTTGACGAGTTTCAAACAGAAAAAGCTAAATTAGTTTTAGAATTGAAGAACGATAAGGAACTTACGAAAGAAAGAATAATTAGTAATAAAATGCAATGTATAGACATCATGACAAGAAGTATTTTAAAATATAGAAATTTAATTATTCGTGAAAAAATGAAAACCGATCTTTAAATAAAGCTTAGTCATCTAGGTTCTTTATATAATGCCAATAAGTAAATCACATCACGTAGTGCTACCATTCGGAGGAGGATCTCTTCATATGGGGCGTAAAGATTCAGTAGGAAGGGGTATGGGTTCAGTTCTTCTTAGAACGGGTGGGCCCGGTGCCGCATCATCATATACCGATATGGATGATTATATTCATCAAACCGGGCTGAACCCGTATGCAAGGGCAGCACCGCAACAGTCGATGAGAAAAAATGGAAAAGGTCTGATGAGTCTTGGTTCTAAGCTTAGTAAACTAGCTATTGCTGCACCATCTCAAATTAAACGAAAAAATATTACTATGAGTATGTAGAGTTGTGAAACGTATGAAAAAAATAATAAAAAATATATAAAAATATTTTTATTATTTAGATATCTATTTAAAAGGACTACATCTATAGAATGTATAAACATTAATGTGTGATAAACTCGTATACGATCTAGCTCAGGAAGTTGAAGGTTCGCCCGCCGTCTTTGTAAGAAAAGACTGGGTCAACATCCTTGATAATCAGAACCAAAATTATGGAAACAATCAGTCGGTGTTGGATACATCGCAACTTTCCAATTCTAATAAATATATGTCTTACCGTGAGGCATATCTCCTTGTCCCTTTTACAATTTCCCTTGCGTCAACAGGTGCTTCTACCGTTGTTTCTACACCCGCGGGAGGTACTGCTCCGCCCGCGTCTGTAACATTTTCACCCGGAACTGCCGCTACAAGTGCCGATAATGCTATTGGACTTAAAAATTGGTTTGGACAAATTATTCATTCATTCACGTTGGATTACAACGGAACAACCATTATCCAACAGACCCCGCTCGTTAATATGTGGAATTCTTTCAAACTTGTAACATCTTTAAGTTATCAAGACCTTTTGACACAAGGCCCTACTATTGGTTTTTGGCCCGATCAATCTGATACATATCAATTTGTACAAGGTGGTTCGGGTAATGGTCCAGCGGGGGCAGGTGCCAGTGCACTTGTTGCAGGACCGTCAGCGGCAGGCACAGGCGTATGTAATAACACAAATGCTCAGGTAATATCCCCAGTATCACAATCATTTTCTACTCTTCAAAGCGGAGATGGTAATGATGGATTTACTGTTAGACAACGATGGATTAATTATGATTATGATGGAAAAATTGGGGCACAGACAGCAACCGCGGCGGGTGTTGTTTTTACTTCACCACTACCTACTACGACTGGTGCAACATATGGTCATTTATTTACAGCAGGTGCAGCTAATACTCTATGGAAGTCGTATATTTTTAAGAAAACAGATGGTGTTACTACTGTACCCGGTGTTTTACAAATTGCTGTTATGGCTACAATTTATTTAAAACATGTTCACTCATTTTTTAATATGGTCCCACTACTCAAGGGTGTGTTTATGAAAATGACAATGAATTTAAACAATACCACTACAACATTTTCAACTGTGTCTATTTCACCAGTTGGCGCAAGTCTTGCAATTGTTCCTTATTCAATGAGTGTTTCATCTGTGTCAAATCCTTTAGGCGGTGTAAATCCTTTAATGATTGCATCAGGTGCTTATGAGCCGGTGTCTCAAGCTGTGACGACTACAATTCCTATTTATCCAGGAGCAAATGGAGGTATTGGATTATTTCAAACTGGGACCGCATCATCCGCAACTCAACCGCATTATTGTACACTGTCGTATCGTCTAAATATTTCCGTAGGTGCAAGATGTTTGGATTCAACCATTGCAACATCCGCGCCATCAGCAGCACCTTTAGCACAATCGGTATATTTGTATATTCCAGCATACTCATTTAATCCCGTATTTGAACAAGCGTATCTTTCTAGTCCCGTAAAAGAAATTAAATATTCTGATATTTATCAATACCAGGTTCAATCGGTTGCAGCTAATGGTATGTTTAACAATTTGGTAACCAATGGTATTGCAAATATCAAAAGCGTTCTTATTCTTCCATTTTATTCTTCAGACTCAACAGGGCTCAATAATGGGTTGGGTGTAGGAGGTATTCCCGTTTGGCAGTCACCGTTTGATCCCGCAGGAACCGGGACTACTAGCCCACAGTGCGCGATTACAAATTTCAATGTTCAAATTTCCGGTCAAAATGCTATTTACAATATGGAGAAATATAGTTTTGAGCAATTCAATAATCAGTTGTATGGATATAATGCGGTTAATGGTGGGCTTACCGATGGTCTTACATCGGGTCTTGTATCTCGTTACGATTTTGATAATTGCTATTGTTATTATTATGTAGATGTATCTCGTATGCTTCCCGTTGAAATGACCGTACCTAAATCAGTTCAAATTATTGGACAAAATCTTAGCTCAAGGTCAGTTGATCTTATTGTATTTGTAGAATATGGAGTATCAATTTCAGTTGATCTTCTTACTGGCGCGCGTGTGTAAAGCATGTAAAACACATGTAAAAAAATAATAAATATTTTAAATAAAAATTAAAGACGTCAATTGCATCAAAAACAATAACAAGTTATAGCAAAGCAATAAATGTATTTAAACAAAAAAAGTCTTTAAATATATATATAATGAAACACATCACAGTAGCAATGAGTGCGGCGCAAGCTGCCAAACTAAGAAACGGACATAAGGTTCGTGTAAAAAAGGGTAGTGGTTTTAATCTAATCGTTCATCCCGAACGGTTCCATTTGATGACTAGAACTTTTGATAAGGGTCGAGGAGCTGAAGTACAGCTAAGTCCCGAAGAATTAAGCGTAAATAAATTGTACTCATCTGTATCTCCCGACGAACATACTGGACTACATGCATCACCTGACATGGAATCACAAGCGATTGTGGAAAGTGGCGCACCGCATGCGGCTGGTCAAGGTATTTTTGGTAAAAAATTTGATAGAAAACTTAAGAAAGCTCTTGGATCTAAACTTTCAAAAGTAGTTTATAAAGGTGCTGAACACTTGAGGGAACCACTTAAAAAAGCTATTAAAGGAGGGCTTACCGCGGCTGGTGCTGCTGCGACAGCATTTGCACCTGAACTAGCACCTGCTATTCTTATGGCGCAAGGTCGTCTAGGTAGTATGTCTGATAGGTATATTGACGATCCTAGTAAATACCAACGTAAAGGAGGTTTTGAAGCCCTTGCAATGGGTCATGGCATCGGTCTTCAATTTAATAAAAGCGTAAGAAGCCATTTGGCTGATGCAACGCGCGGTGCGCATAGTATGGCTATGAAAGGAATGGCTATGGCTGATAGTGGAATTCATAGTAGACGCGGTACCCATACCATTCACGACATGCATGAAATTGGAGGTCCTATTTCTAGAGGTAGTGGATTCCATCACCCGCATGCTAAAGGTCATGTAGGACATAGAGGTGGAATGCTTGATATGCATTACTCGCCCGCAATGGTATCACAACCACTTTCAGCAAACTTCCAATTTCAACATTTCCTACCGCCACAATATCAAGCCGTTGGTAAGCATGGAGGTGGGCTATATTTGTAATACCTTATTTTTATTACTATTTCTCTTTTTAAAAAGTAGTAAGAATAAAATATAGAGTCTTAGATTATAGAATTCAAATTCTTAGGATAGTTATAAAATATATAAATACTTTTTAAAAAGATGAAAGTATAAAATAAAAAGGGGTAAGTAAAATTATATCTAAAAAGAAATACGCTACTAAGTGTATATGTCTTTAACCGATACACAAATTTATAAACTCGCCGAACGGATGCAAATCCCGATGGGAGGAGTCTTTTTCAAGGATGAAATTCCGAGCAAGTTAGAGTTTAATAAAACGTATATTATTAATCTTGAAGATAGCGAGGATGAGAATGGTAGACCAAACTCTGGTTCTCATTGGACGATGGTTCAATGTCGTAAATACCCGAATGATAAAATCCATTCAATATACTTTGATCCGTATGGCGCACCGCCGCCTGAATCCGTAAAGGAAGCTGTTAAAAAAACCACCGCTAGCCAAGGCGTTCCACATACAACAAAAGACGTTCAAAGTCTGATGAATAATGCATGTGGTTTTTACTGTCTAGCACTAGCCCACTATATTAACGCATCTAAATTTAGAACTAATGATTTGTTTAGAGACGTTGATGACTTCGTAGATATGTTTGATGATCTGAATGTATCTGTTGATTTTAAAAAGAATGAATATATTCTAAAACATTTCTTCAGAAGCAGTGATCCCGCGCTACGGAAAGAAATTGATGTTATTAAACCTACAGAATCAATTACGGGCGAAGATGAGAAAGGCGGAATTGATATGATGAAAATTCCATGTGATATAAAGATGGTGTAAGTATTATATACTTAAAGATTCAACATGTATATTATGTAATGACATCTGAAACTGAAACCATCGTATCAAGTCCGCTTGAAGCTGACTTTGTAGCATCTACCTACACCGACGCACAACGGCGTGCAACACAAAAGTATAGAACTGAAAATAAAGAGAAAGTAAATGAGCAACGTAAGAAGTATTACCAAGCAAGAAAGGAGTCAGATCCTAATTTCTTGGAGTACAAGAAGCAAAAGGCTCGGGAGTATTATCTTCGTAAAAAAGAAACTATTTCTTCCAAAAAAGCAGACACCCCTGAAGATGGTTCGAGTATTCTTGTAGAAGAACCATTGCTTGTGGATGATGCAATTACATCGGAACCCGAACCTGTTGCCGACGGTATTGTTAAAGCTGATTTACCGATCATGGAAATTCCTGTAATTCCTGTTCTTACCCGCAAACCAACTCAACGTAAAAAGAAGGTTGTTGTTGTAGCCGATACTGAAAAACCGCTATCCGATGTTCTTAAAGAACTTGAGGATGTAATGCTAACACCAGTGCCGGTATTGGATGAGAAAAAATCCAGAACTCGTAGGACTCGCGAAAAAGTGGTTGCTACACCAGTGGAAGTAGCCTAAGCAAAAAATATATTTTTTTGGTCATCTCGTAATGGGATGCACAAAACAATACTAAAATGTATTCATCTCGACCATCATGGCTAGGCCATTAATTCTATTACTTATTCTCTTTTTTAAAAGTATTAATAATAAAATATAGAGTTATAATATAG